GTATATGGAAATGCCGATTGCAGCCTGAAATTCATGTTTTCCTCCATTTCTACCCGTCCGGCCGGTGCTGGGCGGGACATGTCCCTAAGCCCGCATGAGGGCAGAGGGGCAAACTGTTTCTGATCTTCGCCCACGCGGGGCGAGGCGAAAGCCGAAGCGCCAAAGGCCACGGGGCAAGCGCAAGCTCATGAGCAAGGCCGCGTGCCAGCAGCGGGGTATAAAAGTCTGGCCTGAACCGTCTGCACCAGCACAGCGCGCACCATGTATGTGCCTGTAAAATACATGACAAAGAGAGGTGGAAATCCATTTCCTTAGCGTAGTGTGTGCAGGGCAGGCGATACCCGCGATAAGCGGGTATATGGGAAGGTAGCTTAACGGAAAAGCGGGACGGACGCGTGTCAACGTTGCTGGTTCGATTCCAGCCCTTTCCACTATGTTACATATCATAAGCCGCTATCCTGACGGGTGGCGGTTTTGTTTTGCGCAGATTGGGGGTGGTGTTATGGCTGCGCGGCTGACGGATAAACAGAGACGATTTATAAATGAATACTTGATTGACTTGAACGCGACACAAGCGGCAATCCGTGCAGGGTACAGTCGTAAAACCGCCGATAGGATCGGTCCTGAACTACTTGGGAAAACTTGTGTTTCAAAAGCAATACGGGAAGCAAAAGCGGAAAGACAAGAAAGAACCGAAATCACACAAGACTATGTGCTGCTTAAACTAAAAGAAATAGCGGACAAAACAGCTTCGGATGCGCAGGATAGCGATTTGAAATATTCAAACAAAATTAAAGCGCTTGAATTGCTGGGGAAGCATGTGGGTGTGTTTGATGGAAAAGAAAAGCCGGAACCTGATAGCTATGGAAAACAAGCGTTGGCCGACATGCTGCGAGCGCCCAAACCAAACCGAGATATAAAGGATTTTGAAGATGGATAATATACCAGCTCCATTTACCGAGCGGCAAATTGAATATTTCAACCGATCGCTGCATAGCTGGTTCAACGTAGCAGAGGGAGGAAAACGCGGCGCTAAGAACGTATTGCAGACCATGTCGTTTTGTGCGCGGTTGGAAAAGCATCCGAACCGGTTCCATCTGATTGCGGGGGTATCTACAGCATCAGCCATGCTGAATATCATAGACTGCGACGGATACGGCATGATTAATTATTTCGGGAAGAATAATTGTCGCGTCGGTAAATATCAAAATCGGGATTGTATTTATGTCAGGACCGTTTCGGGGGATAAGATAGTCCTGGTATCTGGTGGGCGAAAGGACGGGGATGAAAAGTCCATCAAAGGCAATACCTATGGACTTGCATACATCACAGAGGCAAATGAGTGCCACCCCAAATTCGTTCAAGAGGTATTCGACCGAACATTAACCAGTGCCGACCGTGGTATTTATCATGACTTAAACCCAAAAGGCGAAAACCACCCATACTATACGGATGTGCTGAATTTCCATGCGGAAAGACAGAGAAAGAATCCGGAGTATGGGTTTAATTATGGGCATTTTACGATAGCGGACAACCTTTCTGTATCTGATGATAAGCTCAAGGAAATTCTCGCGACCTACGATCGAAAGAGCATATGGTATCAACGGGATATATTAGGGCTTCGGAGAGTGGCCGAAGGGCTTGTGTATCCGATGTTTTCTGCAGACAGGCATGTAACGCGAGAAAGCGGATCAGGGAACCGATATTTTGTTTCCTGTGACTACGGTACAATTAATCCGACGGTGTTCCAGCTTTGGCGATTTGATATGATGACATGTAAATCTACCTGCGTGCGAGCGTACCGCCATGACAGCCGGAAAGAAAAGAGACAGAAAACAGATGAAGAATACTACGTCGACTTGGAAAAGTTCCTTTCAGGGCAGTATGTCGAGTATATCATCATAGACCCGTCAGCGGCTTCATTTAAAGAAACCATCCGGCGACATGGGCGGTATCTGGTGCGTGATGCAGACAACAGCGTGCTGGATGGGATACGCCTGATGGGTACGCTTCTACAGGCGGGCTATCTGCAATACCATGAAAGCTGTACCAGCGCAATTGACGAGTTCGGTATGTATATGTGGGATGATAAATCTCAAGAAGACGAAGTTATCAAAGAATATGACCACGACATGGACGCATCACGGTATTATGTGCAGACAGTAGTGCGAAAAGAGGTGCGGTCAAGGGGGATCATAAATGTTTGAGAGGATAAAACAATTTATACGGGCGGTGAGGACAGCGATGATTCCTGCAAATAAAATTGAAGAGCTGACAGGCGCAGCACCTTTATACGATTCTGTGATGCAGACACATATCGCGCTATGGCGTAGCATGTACATGGATAATGCTGAATGGCTTGGGAAACATGGAAACCGTACTGTTCAGTCGTGCGGTTTGCCTGCGGCGATATGCCGTGCGGTCGCCCGACCGGCCACGATAGAAAGTACGATAACCGTTGAGGGCGGAACGCGAGCGGCTTACCTGAATGGCAGCGTACAAGGAATGCTCCCACACATAAGAACGGATGTGGAAAAAGGGCTTTCTGTGGGTGGCTTTTTCTACAAGCCATTCGTGGACGGGAACCGTATTCTTGTTGATTTCAATACGGTTGGGACAGCATATCCGGTCAGCGTGGATTCAAATGGAGAAATTGCATCAGCGGTATTTTCTGATACGAAGCGCGAAAAGAACCGGTATTATACAAAGCTGGAATTTCATGAGCTGAAAAATGGAACATACACCATCCGCAATCGCGCTTTTGTATCTGATCAGAACGGGAATATAGGAAATGAAGTGGCTCTTGGAACTGTATCAGGGTGGGAACAGATTACACCGGAAATCCATATTCAAAACGTAGATCGTCCTCTATTTGGTTTTTTTAAGGTCCCAATGGCGAATAACATTGAGCCGGAAAGCCCGCTTGGGGTATCTATTTATAGCGGTGCGGCGGTTGGCCTTATTCAATCAGCAGATGAACAGTGGGAGCGGTTGATGTGGGAGTTCGAGAGCGGGGAACGTCGAATCCTTATGAGCGACAGCGCGATCCCGCCGCAAATTTTTGATGAGAGCGGACTTCCACATGTCAACCCACTATTACGGGATCGTTTATTCCGACACATGCCGTTCGGGGATGAAGACTTTTATCAGGCGTTTTCGCCGGAGTTTCGCAATGATAGCTTATACAAAGGGTTCCAAGATACGTTAAAGTTGATTGAATTGAATTGCGGGCTATCATTCGGTACGCTTTCCGACCCACAGACAGTTAACGCTACAGCGACTGAAATTGTATCAAGCAAACAGACGATGTATGTGACAGTGCGCGATACACAAGCCGCTTTAGAACATGCGCTGGATGGTTTGTTATATGGCATGGATGTTTATGCCACGCTGTATGGGCTTGCTCCGGCAGGGGATTGGGCTTTGCAATGCGATTGGGGCGATGGCGTTGTACAGGATACCGAGAGTAAGCAGAAAGAGCTTGCCGACATGCGTAACGATGTGAGCGCCGGCCTGATTCGCGGAGAATTATATATTGCAAAAAAATATGGCGTGACAGAAGAAGAGGCAAGAAGGATGATGCCGACAGCAGAAACATTGGCGGAGGAATAAGCAATGAAAGATATGCTCGAAAAACCCAATAAAATTTCAGTGCTTGGAACAACCTATCAAATTGAATGGCGCAACCTGATTGAGGACGCGACACTGATAGAATCAGACGGCTACTGCGATGATTCCGCCAAGAAAATTGTTTTATCAAACGATGAACGCGCGCTGCCAGGAAGAAAGGGAAATCTTGCAGCAGTACGCAGAAAACAGCTTCGGCATGAAATCATTCACGCGTTCTTGTCTGAAAGTGGGCTTGCGGAAAATTCAGACTGGGCGCAGAACGAAGAAGTTGTAGATTGGATGGCGATCCAATTCCCGAAGTTGATAGAGGTATTCGGACAAGCCGGATGCCTGAGATAAAATAAAGACAGGACAAGCGCTGTGCGATGCATGGCGTTTTTCTTATACCTTGTCCGCAATGACATTAAACTACGGAATGTTAAAATTGGCTATCCAGCAAGCCTAAAAGTGCTGGGCGGGAGGTCACGGCAACGACCTAAAAAGCCTACCCGCAAAGGAGGTCATATGAAAACAGAAGAATTACTGGAAATCGGGTTGACCGAGGAGCAGGCAAGCAAGGTCCTTGCCATCAACGGAAAGGATGTCGAGCGGTATAAAGCGCAAGCTACGAATGCAAAAAAGGATATTGAAGATCTGAAAACGCAGCTTGAGCAACGCGATGCTGACATTGCTGATCTGCAAAAGAAAGCAGAAGGTAACGCAGACCTGCAGAAGAAATTCGGTGAATTGCAGGACAAGTACAACACCGAAACAACGGAGTTTCAAAACAAGCTTAATGCGCGTGACTATGCTGATGCAGTACGATCACACATTGCAGCGAAAGGCTTGAAATTCACATCCAAGGCGGCAGAAACGGCGTTTATCAATGATTTAACAGCTAATAAGCTGGAACTGAAGGACGGAACGCTGACAGGATTTGACGATTACTGCAAGAAACAGCAGGAATCCGACCCAGACGCATTCCAGAGTGAAAAGCCCGCTCCGACGTTTGTCAATCCAATTCAAAACCCAGCCCCCAAACCGGTAAGCGCAGCGGGGCTGGCAGCGCAGAAGTATTCTGCACAATTCACACCTAAAGTAAAGGAGTAAAGAAATGGGTACTTATGTAAACAAAATCGACGGTAAGACCAGACCGAACTTTCTTGCAAGCGAGATCGGCTTGGTGCAGAAAACAAGGTTGATTCCCGACACGATGGGAGCGGAAGACGGGACGAGAAAAATCGTAAAAGCGGGCACCGTGTTCCCTGCAAATGACCAAACAGCGCAGGGCATTGTATTCGAGGATGTAGACGTGACTTACGGCGACCGTATCGCCTCCGTGATCGTTGCCGGCCGAATTTATAAAAATCGTTTGCCGGCTGAGCCTGTCGCTGGAACTGGGGAAAGCGATAGCGCAGTTATTGCCTTACAGAAGAGCGGCATTGTATTTGAAGATGCCCCCGAGACTACGAGAGCGTAAAGGAGAAAGAATATGGCTGAATTTATTGAACTGCTGAAAGAGGCTGAACTTATCGACTTTGGCCGGAATTTTAGTATTGAACGACCGGCGCTGCCCGGCGACCGACTGCTGCCGGATATGAAGACGCAGAATATTGCTGCAAAATATCTTGCAATGGCGGACAGCGCGTACCTGCCGACGATGGCGACGGTACACGCGCTGGATGCAGAGGCGGAAATTGGTTCCCGCCCGACCGCGAGCGTTATCACGGTCGAGAAGTTGCTCATTAAGCGCAAGATCAATATGTCTGAGCGTGTACGTCTGCTGCGCGACCACGGCGTGCAGAACAATGAGATTCTCGATTATATTTATGACGATATGGGGCGGCTGGCAGAGGGCGTTAAAACGCGAACCGAGGTTGCAAAGCAGGAGCTGCTATCGTCTGGTAATATCACCATCGACGAAAACCATGTTGATGCGGAAATCGATTTCGGCGTACCGTCCGCAAATGTCGGATACACGTTTGACTGGTCCAGCAACACCAAAGCAAAGTCAATTCTGGACGATTTCCAGAAAATCAAAGATGCAGCGTCCAAAACTGGACGCATCATCCGAGAAATTGAGACTTCGTCGACGGTGTTTAATGCCATTGCCAAGAATGAGATTGTACAGACTGCGCTCTTTGGTTCTGCTTCGGTAGGCCGCCTGGCGACGCAGGATGAAGTAACCAGCCTTTTCACACGCTTGTTTGGCATCGAACGTATCACTATCAACGATCTGACTTACAACTATGAAAAGGCCGCTGGAACACTGACCACCGCACGCTATTTCCCGCAGAATAAGATCAGCTTCATGGCAACGCTCGCCAATGGCTCTATTGGCGCAGGCCTGTGGGGTGTAACGCCGGAAGAGGAGGCGCAAGGCGCGTTTACCGCGGCATCGAGTGACCAGTACATCACCATGACGCAGTGGCAGACCCCCGATCCGGTAGCGATCTGGACAAAGGCCAGCGGCATGTTTATCCCTGTGCTGCCCGACCCGAACGGCCTGTTTGTGGCAACTGTTACGTTTCCCTCGTAATAGAAAGGAGTGACCGCCGTGTACGCGGATTATATATTCTACAAGTCATGTTACAAAGGCAATACCATAAGCGAAGATGATTTTGAGCGTTTATCTGAGCGCGCGGCGGATATCATCTCCTGTGCAACACTTGGCCGCTCTGATGGGAATTTAAGTGAATATACCATGAATCGAGTAAAAAAACTTAATTGTGCGCTTGCAGAGGTGGTACAAAATCAAGAAGCAGCAACAAACGCAGTGTTTTCTTCTGATGGAGGGGCGATTTCATCTGAAAGCGTTGGTTCATGGTCGCGGAGCTACGGCGCAAATTCAGCGATATCCGCACAGGTTCAAAGCATTCCGGAACAGCAAAAATCGCTGATAGCTCAATACCTGTTTGGAACGGGGCTGCTGTATGGCGGTGTAGGATAATGAAATTCCCTGTCACGCCGGAATATCTGGATGCAGCACCGCAGCCGCTGGTGGATGCAATCAACGGGCTTGAAATGGATATCCTGCGCGAAATATGTTCACGCTTTCGGCTGACTGGTGAATTGAATGAGGTAGCGATCAACGATATCCGCGTATTGCGCGGGTACGGGGTTGATATGAAAACCATTGAGAGGATGATCGCGAAGCATTCCCGATCAACAGTGCCGGAAGTTCAAGCTGCGCTTGACAGAGTGGTTGAGCTTAACCGCACTTATTACAATGATTTGGCCAGCAAAGCAAGCATTACAATGCCTGCGCATATCGTTTCTGCTTATGATATCAGCTTGATCCGGTCACAAATGCTGGACGGATATCGGAACATCACCCGTTCTCTTGGATTTGCCGTACAGACAGGCGGCGGGATCACATTTCAACCGATTGCAAGAACATACCAGGCGGTATTGGATAAAGCAGAAATGAAAGTACATTCCGGAGCATTTACGGTTCAGCAGGCATTGGAGGATGCTGTTCGCGAGATGGCAGACAGCGGCATCCGAACCGTAGATTATGCCAGTGGATGGATGAACCATGCAGATGTAGCCGCAAGGCGCGCGATAATGACGGGGCTGAATCAGGTTACCGCAAAATATTCAGAAGCAGCAGCGGAAGTATTGGAAACCGATCTGTATGAGGTCACAGCCCATCGAGGGGCGCGAGACAAGGGTACTGGATGGCAAAATCATAAAAACTGGCAAGGCAAAGTTTACAGTACGCGCTCGGACAGCAAATACCCGAACATATACACGGTTTGCGGTTTAGGTGCTGTTGACGGGCTTGAAGGAGCCAATTGCCGGCATAGGAAGTACGCTTTTTTAGAGGGTGTATCTGAACGAGCCTATACCGATGAAGAATTGAAAGCGCTCGACCCGCCTCCGTTCCAATACGAGGGCAAAACATACAGCGCCTATGATGGAACGCAGATGCAGCGGAGGCTTGAGACTGCAATGCGGAAGCAGGAGCGACGTATTATTGCATTTAACGCATCAGGGAATGTGGAGCAGGCCGATAATGCAAAGATACGCCTGCGCGCATTACAATCTAAATATCGGGCGTTCTCTAAGGCTGCAAAGCTGCCGACACAGTTTGAAAGGGCAAAGGTGATCGAATGAAACTACCGCATACAGTGACGTTATTCCAACCATCCGGCCGGACAGTCCTTTCCGATGTCCTGCTGGAATCTACGCGCGGCACATCCGTTTCCAAAACGGCGATGAACAGTGCGGATACAGTGACGTTGCATATCCCGTTTTCCGTTGCGCCGGATTTGCGGCTCGACCCTGAAACGGATTACTTCGCGCGCGGAGATGTGCCGGACGAGGGGAGCTATCAGGCGAACAGGGAGAAGCATGAGGTGTACCGCATGACTTCGGTTGCGCGGTATGACTATGGCTCGCCACAGATGCAGCATTGGGAGGTGGGTGGTAAATGATACGGTATTCTCTTGCTATCGATATTCCAGACGATATTCTGGACAAACGAGTAAAAGAGGCTAATTCATGGCTGCAGGAGGAGATCATTGATGACACAGACAAATTTGTACCCATGAGAACCGGTGCGTTGGCAGGAACTGTGTATCGAGACGGGAATGAAATCGTATATGCAATGCCTTATGCCAGATATATGTACTACGGGAAAGTGATGGTAGACCCAAAGACTGGAGCCGCTGGATTCCTTGCAAAGAACCCGAAAACCGGCGCTTTGGAATGGAAATCCAGAAAAGGTATCAGGAAGAAGCTCACTGACCGACCAATACAATACAGCAAGGCAGAGAATCCGCGCGCAACCTCGCACTGGTTTGAAGTAAGTAAAGCGGTAAATGAACAGCACTGGATGGATGGGGTGAAGAAAATCCTTGCCGACAAGTAAAAAGATAAGCTATGTGACGGCACGCGAACAGGAGAGCATATCGCGCGCCGTTCTTTCATGGCTGAAAAAGCATAGCCCTGCTATCGAATTTGAATATCTCCCGCCGGAAAGGTCAGGGATGAGCTTGACGACCATCCAGGGGGCGTATAAGACAGCACAGTACATCGATGGAAGCTATGAGGCACAGTACCAATTCGGGATACTGTACAGGTCCCTGCCCGCAGATAGCGAAGAACGGTTAGACGCGGAAAGCGAGTTGAATAAACTTGGCGAATGGGCCGAAGAGAATTGGCCGGACTTGGACGATGGGAAAACCGTCACCACCGTGCAGCGCACATCTTCCGCGAGCCTGCTTATAAGGCATGATGATAACGTAGAAGATTATCAAATCTTAATGACAATGGAATATGAAGTAGGAGGTTAATATGGCAGTAACAGAAAAAATTAAAAGACCGCTGATTGCACATTTTCTTGATGTTGGAGAGACGTTTGGAGAATATTCGGCGGCAACATGGGCGCGCCTTGGCAAAAACGTTACCGAGGCATCAACCGACTATGGCGCGCAGACCGAAACTGAGCAGGACATTATCTCGGAATCGGCCACAACGGAAATTACCGGATACCAGCCCACCATGAGCGTATCCCAGCAGTGTACGAAGGGCGACGAGGTGTTTGAGTATGTGAACCAGAAGCGGAGAAGCCGTGCCACTCTCGGAAGTTCGCATTCCTGGCTGCTCAATATTGATATGTGGGATTCTACAGGAGAAAGCCCTGATATCACATACAAGGCAGAAGTACAGGAGGTTTCCGTACAGGTCGATACCTATGGCGGCGCGGGCGGTGAGACACCGACGCTGGAGTTTACGCTCAACTATGTAGGCGACCCGATCCCAGGGACGGTAAAAATTACGTCTGGCAAACCGACATTTACGGCTGATGGAGTAGGGGTGTAATAAATGGACAGTATCAGAATTAACAATGGCGTTAAGGTGATTGAGGTAAACGACGCGGGCGACACGATCCGCCTGCCGCTGTCTGACGACAGTTTTGTAAAAGGCTTTTATGGGCTTCTGAACGATATCAAAACGCGGGCAGAGGCGATTTCAGCTAAGAAAGCCGATATTGCAGAAACAATTGACGACGTTGTAAAGTTCGATGAGGAAGTACGCGATAAGACGGATGCGCTGATCGGGGAAGATACCTGCAAAAAGGTGTTTGGTGATGTTCTCCCGTCCTCTGATATGTTCATTGAACTGTTTACCAAACTGCTGCCGTTTATTGAGGAGCATACCAACAAGCGTGTCGCCAATATGAACAAGTACAGTGCGGAGCGTGTCGGCAGTGTATAACATGCTGCTTGACCGGCTTCCAGAGGATTATGAGGGATATCTGATCCGGACGGATTACCGTATCGGCATCCAGGTATCCCTCGTTCTGGATGATCCCAATCTATCAGAAGAAGATCGGATATGGGTTGCGCTGTGCCTCCTCTATGGGAAAAGCCTGCCGCCGCTTGAAACTGCGCTTGCTGGCCTGACGTGGTTCATGCGCTGCGGAGAGGAAAAGGAGATGGAAAGCGGCGGCAAGCGCCTTATGTGGTTCGATTTTGACGCAGCGCGGCTGTATTCATCATTCAGACAAACGTTTGGAATCGAATTGCATAAAACCAAGCTGCACTGGTTCGAGTTTATGGCAATGATAGATAGCCTTGATGAAAGCAGCGCACTATCGCATGCCATACAGATACGGGGTACTGATACCAGCAAAATGAAGGGCAAGCAAAAGCATGATTATGAACGGTTGAAGCGGAATCTGACCCCCGCGCCTGCGCTTTCTGATGAAGAAAAAGAGGCAGTAGAAGCGTTTTGGGCGCAGTTTGATGGGTAATTTCTGTTTCGTTTGCAAAAAACCTTATAAATTGACACTGGACAACGCGCTATGATATAATAAAAAAGCCCCCATAAGGGGGCGGGCGCAGTCGTGCCAACGGTAGGCGGTTAAGTCTTGCCCCTGAAAGGGGGCGGTTGTATGGAATATCTCGTAATACTTGTCATTGTACTCGTACTTATCGAGCGTATTTTAGACAATAAAAAGAAGTAGCCGCCCTCACGTCCAAATGAAGCGGCTACTTCTAATGCTTCAGGGGGCTAACCGTCTACCGACTGCGCCCTTTGTATCTATATTATAT